TGCTTCTAACACAAAGGTTGTTGGTATTGGTGTAAGTATCATTTCAGTTGACAAAGCAATTACTGGTATTGCAACTGCTGGTGATGCTGTAGTATTCACATTTACTAGAACTACAACTAGTTCTTCTACTGAAAGACCATTAAAAGTTGTAACTACCGCAAGTGCAACTAATGCAACATTTAATACTACTGATAGTGTATTAGATTGGTACGATCAACAGACTTTAGGACTTACAAACTCAACAGTATACTGGAAGTCTATTGCAGATAGACCTGCAACTTCTGAATATGCCAAAGATAGAACTGGTAGAAATGACGAAGTTCACATAGTTGTTGTTGATGATGATGGAAGTGTAACTGGAACTGCATCAAATATTGTTGAAAAATTTGTTGGTCTTTCTAAAGCAGCAGATGGTAAAGTATCTCCATCTGAAGCAAATTACTATAAGGATCAGGTTTCAAAATCTTCTTCTTATATCTACAACGGTGGTCAAGATGATGATGCTGTTTTTGGTGGATTAACTCCAACTACTAATAGTACCAATTGGACAGCAACTTCAAATGCAAACTGGGGTAGCAATGCTCAAGGTGTTACTTATTCTGTTCTTGGTAACAAGACATACACATTAACTGGCGGTGAAAATTATTCTGCTACTGGTGGATATGAAGCAACATTAGCAAATGTTATTAGTGGTTACGAACTCTTTAAGAATCAAGCAGAGTATAGCATTAATTTCCTAATTCAAGGACCTTCTGGTGGATCAACTGTTGAAGAGTCTTCTGCGAAAGCAAGGAAGTTGATTGAAGTTGCAAATCTAAGAAAAGATTGTGTTGCTTGCATATCACCTCATAGAGGAGGAGTTGTAAATGTAAGTAGTTCTGATCAACAAACTACAAATATTATTAATTTCTTTGATCCATTACCATCTTCATCATATACAGTATTTGACTCTGGTTATAAGTATATGTTTGATAGATTTAATAATGCATTCAGATATATCCCATTAAATGGAGATATTGCTGGATTGATGGCAAGAACTTCTATCAATCAATATCCTTGGTTCTCACCAGCTGGTGCTGCTAGAGGAGCGATTAATGGTGCTATTAAATTAGCATATAATCCATCTCAAGCACAAAGAGATTTATTATATCCTAAGAGAATCAACCCAGTTGTATTCCAACCAGGTTCTGGAATTATTCTCTTTGGTGATAAGACTGCTCTTGGTGTAGCATCTGCATTTGATAGAATTAACGTTCGTCGTTTGTTCCTCACTATTGAACAAACAATCGAAAGAGCAGCAAAGGCACAACTCTTTGAGTTTAATGATGTAATTACAAGATCTAATTTCTTGAACATTGTTGAACCATATCTTCGTGATGTTAAAGCAAAGAGGGGTATTAATGATTTTGTTGTAGTTTGCGACGAGACAAACAACACTCCTGATGTTATTGATTCTAATCAGTTCAGAGCTGATATCTTTGTTAAACCTGCGAGATCAATCAACTTTATCGGACTTACTTTTGTTGCTACTCGCACAGGAGTTAGTTTTGAAGAAGTCGTCGGAAACGTTTAATTAACTAGAGGAAGAATTTAATGGCCAATCTAAACATTCCAAATACTAAAGATAGAACCCTTGATGCATTCAAGGGTAGAATGGTTGGGGGTGGTGCTCGTCCTAATTTGTTCGAGTGTGAACTCTATTTCCCCGACGATGCAATCCCTACTAATGCAAGTAAGGATGAAATTTCAGACAAAGCAAGATTTCTAGTAAAATCTGCAGTACTTCCTGCTTCAACAATTGCTAATATTGATGTTGCATTTAGAGGAAGACAATTAAAAATTGCAGGTGACAGAACATTTGCTCCTTGGAATATCACTGTTATAAATGATGTTGATTTTGGATTAAGAACTGCATTCGAGAGATGGAGTAATCTTATCAACAAACATGAGGATAATGCTGGTAGAACAAACCCTGTAGATTATCAACAGGATATGTTTGTGAGACAACTAGGTAGATCTGCACTTGGAGGTTCAGTTCCTAATAGTGCTGTTCAAGTACCAGTTTTGAAAATGTATAAATTCCTTGGTGCATATCCAACTAGCATTGGAGAAATTGCACTTTCTTATGATACTGGTGATGCAATCGAGACATTCGATGTAGAGATGACATATCAGTGGTATGATACTCTTGATCCTACTGGCACTAGCCAGATTGGTACGGGTGCATAAATAGACATAGATAATACTTCAACTTTTGATTAATGGCTAAATTATTTGGATTCAAGTTACCTGATACTGGAAAGACTTCGGCAAAGAAAGCTGTAGTCTCTCCAGTTCCTAGTAACGAGGAAGATAAGTCAGATTTTTATATTTCTAGTGGTTTTTACGGTCAATACGTAGATATCGAGGGAGTATATAAAAATGAACAAGACCTGGTTCGCAGATATCGAGAGATGTGCTTGCATCCAGAATGTGATAGTGCAATTGAAGATGTTGTAAATGAGGCAATAGTTTCGGATCTTGATGATTCACCTGTAGAGATTGAACTATCAAATCTCAATGCTTCCGATAAATTAAAAGATATTATTAGAAAAGAATTTAAACATATTAAATCATTAATAGGATTTGATAAAAAGTGTCACGAGATTTTTAGAACTTGGTATATTGATGGAAGAGTATATTATCATAAAGTAATTGATTTAAAAAATCCACAAGAAGGAATTCAAGAAGTAAGATATATTGATCCACTTAAAATAAGATTAATAAGAAAGCAAGAAAAACTTGGTCCCAATTATCAGTCACCAATAATGACTGATAAGAAAAATGATGAATTGAAGGCATTTGAAGCACCCAAGATTGAAGAGTACTATCTCTATGATCCTAATGCTCAATCAAAGAATACGGGAATGATTCCTGCAAGAGGAGATTCCAAGACAGTTAAAATTGCAAAAGATGCAATAACATATGTCACATCAGGACTTGTAGATAGAAATAAGCAAACAGTATTATCTTACTTACATAAAGCAATTAAAGCACTTAACCAATTAAGAATGGTTGAGGATAGTCTTGTTATCTACAGATTATCTCGTGCTCCAGAAAGAAGAATATTCTACATTGATGTAGGTAATCTTCCAAAGATCAAGGCAGAACAATATCTGCGTGATGTTATGAACCGTTATAGAAATAAACTGGTTTATAATGCTGATACTGGAGAGATCAGAGATGACCGTAAGTATATGGCAATGCTTGAGGACTTTTGGTTACCACGTAGAGAAGGTGGTAGAGGAACAGAAATCACAACACTTCCTGGTGGACAAAACCTCGGAGAACTTACTGATATTGAATATTTCCAGACTAAACTTTATAAGTCATTAAATGTTCCATCAAGTAGACTCGACAGTCAAGGTGGATTCAATTTAGGTAGATCATCAGAGATTTTAAGAGATGAACTTAAGTTTACCAAGTTTGTTGGTAGACTTCGTAAGAGATTCTCACAAGTCTTTATGGATATGCTGAAGACTCAATTGATTCTTAAGAATGTTATTACTCCAGATGATTGGGAAGGTTTAGAAGATCATATTCAATTTGATTTCTTATACGATAACCATTTCTCTGATCTTAAAGAGAATGAACTTCTTAATGAGCAACTTGGTGTCCTTGCTGCTATGGAACCATATATGGGTAAATATTTCTCTGCTCAATGGGCAAGAACTAAAGTTCTTAAGCAGACTGAAGATGACATTAAGGAAATGGATAAGCAAATGGCAAAAGAAATTGAAGATGGTATTATACCTGATCCAAATATGCCACTAGATCCAGGAACTGGAATGCCTGTAGATCAACTTGCAGATCCACAGATGAATCCTAACTCAGAAATGAATTTAGGTGCTCCTGTAAATGAACCAAGTCTAGATGCTGGAAGCAATAAAGCGACCCAAATAAAAATGCCAAAAGGTGGAGAGATATAAATAATTCTTAGTTAATTTGTGACAAAATGGATGATTTAGTGGATTTAATGATTGATAATGAATCCCCAACCGACATAACTGATAGAATAAAGGAACTTCTTTATGCTAAAAGTGCGGATAGTGTTGAAGGGTTAAGACCTTCTGTTGCAGCAGGTCTGTTTGGTGATGATAGTGAGTTTGATCAAGACGTTGATCTTGATGCAAGTGTCACTAATGAAGTAGAACAGGAACCCGAAGAGGAGTCAAATGACTAGACTTTTAGTTAAAGGTACACAGGCAGCATGTCCTACTGGTACTGGTACTGCATCAACCTTTGATAATGCAACCGTAGTAAGGTTAGTTAATACTGCTGCTGGTGCTGATCATTTAGTTACAGTAGTAGAAGAAGCAAATGGTACTG